ATGCCATTTGCTCGTTATTTCTGCATTTTCATAAACGTTGGTTTGGGAGAAGGTTCGGCATTACCCGTTGGCGTGCCTGTTCCGTGGCCTTCCGCCACTCCGCCAACAGGCTGGCTGAAATGCAACGGTGCCGCTTTTTCTGCTGAAGAATACCCGCAACTGGCAAAGGCTTATCCGACAAATAAATTGCCTGATTTACGTGGTGAGTTTATTCGTGGCTGGGATGACGGGCGTGGTGTGGATGCGGGACGTGCCTTGCTAAGTCTTCAGGATGACTCTTTTGAAGCGCACAGGCATGAGTCCTTTTTTTACGCGGGTATTTCTCGCAATGAAATACCATTAAAAAATCTTCCAAGTTCAGACGAGATGCTGACTTTAAGTTCTACAACTAATGCCTTGTCCCCGGACGGTATTGATGCCACTAATTCGTTAATTGGTAATGATGATTACAACTGTCTGATTGAAGGAAATAAAAATAACAAACGAACAGCGACGGGGTTGAGTACCAGTATTGTCGGTGCAGCAGAGACACGCCCACGTAATATTTCATTTAATTACATTGTGAGGGCTGCATGATGTATAACGCCATCTTGAATAGTAAATTTATTGCCACAAAGGCAGGAGAGATTACCGTTTATAACTATGACAGTGAGACACGGGAGTATATTTCTGCATCAACTGAATATCTTGCTGTGGGTGTCGGTATCCCTGCATATTCCTGTTTAGATGCTCCTGGCACACATAAGGCTGGTTATGCAATCTGCCGTTCGGCAGATTTAAACTCATGGGAATATGTGTCAGACCATCGCGGTGAAATCATCTATAGCACCGAAACAGGAGAATCGAAAGAAATCACAGCTCCGGGTGATTATCCTGAAAATACAACCACTATCGCCCCGTTAACGCCATACGATGAATGGGATGGTGAGAAATGGGTAACAGATACTGTGGCACAGCATAGCGCCGCAGTAGGCGCGGCAGAAGCACAGCGTCAGTCACTGATTGATACTGCAATGGCTTCCATTAGTCTGATTCAGCTGAAATTGCAGGCCGGACGGAATCTGACGCAGGCAGAAACCGCCCGACTTAACGCTGCGCTGGATTACATTGACGCGGTGACGGCAACAGATACCAGCACCGCGCCGGATGTCATCTGGCCTGAACTGCCGGAGGCGTAGGCCATTCAATATCTGGCGCACCGGAAGTATCGACCAGTTCCAGTGCGTCCAGATAATCCAGCCACAAATTATATTGCGCCAGTTCCTCACCTTTCAGACGACCAATAGCGGCTTTACCGGGCCATTGCTTACTGTTCATGTATTCGTTGGCTTGGTTAATTAGTAGCTGTCTTTCTGATTCAGTAATTTCAATAAGCTCTTCATGCGTGGGTGGAGGAATATCTGCCCACGCAGGCAGCCCATCATCTCCGGCAATACGGATTTTTCCTTGTAGCGGTTCAGCCATAAACTCACTGATAATATTTTGATTTACTTCCTTAGCGTCTGATAAATCCCATCCCTCTGATTTATATTTATCAATCATATCCACAGGGAAAAAAGCATTATGCCTTGCGCTATAAACATATTCGTTCATATAAATCACCCTGAATAAAATTACTCACCAACAGCCCACCAACTGTAATTCATCGATACCGTGTCGCTGGTTGATGACGTTCTGTAAGCAGAATTAAAGCCGGTTAACGTTGGGCCTTCTGCAGTCATCACGAACCCTCGCCCAGCGCCTAAAGGCGCACCGCCATCACCAGAATGAGTAAGCATGGCGCAGTCCGCTTTTTTGGGGAAAGGGATGCTGAATGTAATTCTCATTGTTTGCGTCGATAATGTCGGCGTAACCGCACCACGACCATATTGCAGGATTTTCCCGTTGGGTAATTTCATCCATCCATCACCACTGGCAAAAGAGGCCATGTCCGGTATCTGATTTTCCCCTGTCCCCACATCCCGTTTTGCCGCTTCTCCCAAACCAAGGTTTTCGAGAGCCGTTTTCACCGTGCCATCCGATTTGATATCACCAAACGGATTCTTGCGGCTTAACAGCAGAGCACGAAGCGCGGTAAGCAACTGGTCGTTTCGCCCCTTCTCCAGGCTGGCACCGGATGCCTCCACCACGCTGCAAAGCTCCTCCTGCAACATATCAAAGTAGTCATCATCCAGATCGGTGGCAGGTGTGCCGGTCTGGGGGTTACCACGGGTAAAACCGTTCTTACCCGCGCCGAACTTATCCTTCTGCGCGGTTTTCGTGTCTATACGATGCATGGATTACTCCGGATATTTAAAAATTACGTAGGTATGCGACGGGCAGAGTTTGTTAAGCACACACTCGACAACGGTGTCGCCCCAGATAACCATCACGCAGCAGGAACGAACGCAACTCCGCGGTGATGGCAGCCCGTATTTCCGGTGTGTCCGGCGTCACACGGATATGAAAATCCACCGTATGTGCCACCGGCCTGAACACATACAAATCAGAGCCTGCCACCGGGGCCAGTGGCCCGATATGTTGTCTTGCCGCCGTTTCCGTTGATTCTTCCGGAATGGGATTAATCAGGTCACTGCTGGCAATCATCACACCGACAGTCCCCGTTCCCATCCAGTGTCGGTATGTCCATGCGCGGGTAGAAGTCACCAGAGATCATCCGGTTCCCCTTCCCGTTGCGCTGGTTAGGGGCAATGCGTGTCATAAAACCGGCTCGCTTTTTACTGGCTCTCGGCACCATGTAACCAATCGAACGAGCCAGGCGTCCGGTCTGATAACCGGGGTTTTCACCCGGTGCCGACCGCGCACGGCGCATCACCAGCCGACGGGCATCACGCATATGACGCTGACCAATCGTGACAAACGCCCGCCGGACACGGGCGCGGTTAAAGCGCATCTCCGCGGGCTGCTGAAAATCAACGTGCAAAAAGGAAGTCGTCATTGTTGCCTCCGTGACTCTGCCTACATTCGCCCAGCTCCGTACACTCCAGCAGCAGAAAGCGCCGCGCCCCGTTCAGATCGCGCTGACGTTTCACCCGGTACACACTGTCACCGCAGACCACCTCATAATCAGCGGTGATCCCCCGGCGGTAACGAATGGTGATGTAATGGGTGATGGCGTCCCCGGTCTGCGCGGTTTCCTGCCAGGTGGTGGCACTGGTCTGGATAACC